GTTAGAGTGTCCCCTGTAGAAAGTTCTGGAAATTCTAGCGTAGATACAGAAAGGTCCGCCATATCAGTTACTAAAAACAGTTACATCTTCATCTACAATAGATGAAGGAATAGTGTAAGTAACTGGTATATCTGCGTATGGCGGAACTCTCAATATCTCCATACTATACTACCCTAAAACCTTTTTTACTTCTTCGGGTGTTGCAATACGGACGTGTGAGCGTGTTAGCCACTTATCTGCTTGCTCTTTTGTTACAATATTGTAACCTCTGTAAAGTGTTCCAACTTCTTCCCAACGAACATTCTTTGTTGAGTAAATGGCCACCTTATCTCCATCCTTATGTGCTGGCTTAATGGTCTTCTTTGGACCGTCTGCTGCCATAGATCCAATAGCACCTGTATTTGTAAATCCTAATGCCTGAACTGGTTCTTCAACTGGCTTTGGGGCTTCTACAACAACTGGCTCTGCTACAGGCTCTGCAACTGGTTCTACCACAGGCTCTGCAACTGGTTCTGCTGGTGTTTCAACAACAATAGGCTCTGGTGCATCTTCTGCTACGAATGGCTTGTTATATTCATTATTTTCCATAATATCCTCCTTGTTTGTATTATATCACTAAAGTATTAAGGGGGACAGGAGAGTGAACTCCCGCCCCCCATAAAAGGTTACTTCTACAGATTACTCATCTGCTGAAGCGTCAGCGAATGCAATTGCATCCTCTTCTTCCCATTGAATACCGAAGCGAACGAATACAGTATATTCAATTGTATCCTTCTTCGCTACATACTCACGGTTTACAGTAATATCTCTCTGGAATCCCCAAACACGGTTGGCAGGGAATGTCAAATCGATATAGCCTTCTGGGTAGTAAGGAACTTCCTGAACTTCAATTCCGAGAACACGAGTTGTACGTGCTCCACCGAATGTCTGTCCAATACCGTCGAGATAGTTCTGACGGTTTGCTTGAGTGCTTCCTGGAACTTGTCCAGCAAACGCCTCAGCAACTGCATCTGCAAGTGTACCGTTGTTCTTAACGATTCCACCGAATGCGTCTGTACCTGCGTAGAACTTAAGATTATTCTTAAGTGCACGGTACTTACGTGGCATTGCATTGATGATGCCCTGCATGACGCTAGGTGTCCAAGCATTATCTGCTACGGTCACGACTGACTCATGTGCATCTCCGTTTGTCTTTACCTTGTTGATAAAGCCTGGCATGATTGACAAGAATGCTCCTGTTGTACCATCACCATTGATAGCGAGATCTTCGATATCATTTGCGAATGCGTTGGTCATCAAGCGTACCAAGTGATCTTCTAGAGCATCACCCTCGACACCATCTTCCAAAGATTCTGCAGTTACTTCCCAATCAAGACGAATCTTCTTGGTAGTAAGTTCGACCTTGGAGAAGGTTGCGCCTGTGTTTGTGTAGTTACCAACTGCTTGCGCTGCTGCACGAATTACACGCTCACCTACGTTAATCTTCTCAAGTTCCATTGAGTTAGCCTTCATTGTTACACGACGGCCATCCTTTGCTAACACTGTAGCGTCCCAAACATAGTCGATAAAACGACGAGCCTGCTCGGGGCGCAAAATTCCAGAAGCCGCTGAACCACTAGGGTTAACAGCATTTGCTCCGCTAGTTGTTCCTAGCGTTGCTGTTGGAATGTTACCAAGTGTATCTGCACCTGGATTTGTTACTCCACCAATACCGCCTGATGCGAATGCACCTTGACCCTGATAAAGTCCTGGTGCTGTTCCACCTAGATTTCCAGAATCGCCTGGCTGGTTTTTGATTATTTCTTCTGACATATTGTCACCTCCTAGTGATTTGTTCATTTGAATAGATCGGCTGTTTTGAGGAAACTACCGCCCCATAGGGATTTTTCAACCATTTCAGGCTGAGACTGAAAGATATCGCCGATATCTCCAGACTTTCGGAATGCGGTGTCTGCTTCCACAGCGTCTACTCGTTTTCCAAATTCATTAAATTCATTTGTCACTGCTGCAATATCTTTTGCAACGGCATCAAATGAATCCTTAACAGTATCAACATCGACCTTTGTAGACTTAAGAAGTTCTACTTCTGCCTGCAAAGCCTTTACTGTTGACACTAGATCGCTAAAGGCTGATTCTAGAGTATTTTTCATTTCGGTAACTGCATTAGCAATTACTTCTTCTGATTTAGATACTTCTACAACTGCCTCGGTTACTGTTTCAATTGCTTCAGCATCTTCTGCCTTAGTAATTTCTTCTGCCACGGCTTCTTCTGTCTTAACAACTTCAGTCGTTTCAACTTCGTCTGCCTTAGCAACTTGTTCAGTAACTTCTGCAACTGATGCATCTGCCTCTGGAGCGACCACAACATCTTCAACTACATCTGTCTTTTCAACTTGTGTCTTTGATTTTGTCATATGTTGTACCTCCTTGTTCATCTTAGAAGTATTAATGCCTTTAGCACTATCGACTAAGAATTTTATCATTGTTGTTTTTTCGTTATCCGTTTTTTCAACGAATCCTATGTTTTCCATCTGTTCTCCGCTGATTGGGCTAAGTTCTGATTCATTTTCAGATGAGATTACTATACCGTTTTCTTTGTCGTAAAAAACATTTTCTAGAACAGTTGAGTCTGCTTTAATAACATCTACGCCGTCAACTTTTTCAATCGATACAATGTTCGCAAATTGATTTGCTGGCGAGTCAACCAGACTCAACTCTATTAGGTCATAGTCTTTAATAATTCTAATTGTAGAATCAGACTTTTCATCATAACCATCATCCCACTTATTCATTTTACCGCCAATAGAAAAACCAGTAAGGGTTCCATCTAGAACTTTTTCCCATGTGTCTTGTGCGCCTTTTGATACGTATGCGGAGACAAAAACTCCAGAATAAAACTTCTTAGAGTCTGGATCAAAGTATTTGTCTTCCTTAAAATTAATCATTTTTCCAACAGCCAATGGCTGATGCATCTCACGAATATTGCCTCTAAACTTTGCAAAGGCCTTCATAGAAGCCTCTGAAGTAACTATATCATTTTGTTTGTCTAGGTTGTCTAATGAAGCGAAACCTGAAACAATACGTCTTTCCTTATCTACCTTACTAAAAGGCATTGAGAGACGAAGATTATCCCCATCGGAGTTCCAATGGGCTTTAG